GTTTTAAATTCTCGTGAAAGAATCTACCACCAGTCCTTGGAATGTGAATGAAGAGTAATCTTTTAGTTGGTTTTGGATAAGAGATGACATCATGTATATAAGTCGGCATCACTTCTCCTCCATTCGACTAAATCCTTTCACTTTCTCAAACTTCAACACATTCCCAAACTTGTCTTCCATACCAGTTTTGTGGGAGATGATGAAGATGTTGGCATCTTTAATAACGAAGCGAATGATCTTCAAAAATTCATCTGTGCCAAATCCATCAAGAGAACTATCAAATACTTCATCCATGATCAACAGGTTAGTGTTGACAGAGTTTTTCATACGAGCCACTTCACGCCAAGCAAACAGCAGTGCCAGATCGATTCTCATCTTCTCTCCCTCGCTGAAAGAAGCATAAGAAAAATCTTCATGAATTGGGGACTGGACGGTTTCGTTGAATTCCTCATCAAGAGCGAAGTTGATGTAGAAGTCCATCATTTGTAAATAACGATTGACTTGCTGATTTATCAGCGGTAGATACTTCTTAATGATTTTGGATTTTACTCCACCGTCTTTAAGTAAACTATACGAAAAATCGTAATAGTTGATGGTGTCCTTCCTAGAAGATAAGTCGTCGTATGTAGTTTTTAGATTATCCCTAAAGGTTTCTAACTTTTCATGTTCAGTATTTCTGTTTGCAAGTTGATCGGTAATTCTTTGAACTTCCGATTCCAGATCTCTGATTTGTCGTTGACATCCAGATATCCGAGCATTGTTTTTAGAAATGTCATTAGTTAGTTTTGAGATCTCCTTTGATAGGGCGGTGAATTGACGCTCTCGCTCCTCTTCCTCTTTAATTGCCTCTTCCAGTTCTTTATAACCAGATTGCAACTCTTTAGCTTTAGTTTGAGCGTCGCTAATCCTATTTATTCTGAAGTTCTCTTCAATACCCTGTCCACAGGTCGGGCAGACCGTATTCTCTGTAAAAAATTTATGCTCCTTCGTAATAGTTGATACTTTGTTGGAAATCTTACCCTTCAACTGACCAAGAGTGCGAAGTTTTTTTGTCGCTCCTGTTACACACTCCTGCTCTTTAGTATACCCTAAAATACTTTCTTCTGTCAGGGAATTCTCACTCATGTACCCATCAACCTCTGCCAGAAGTTGTGTTACCTTAGTTTTATTATTTTCAATGTTTTGAGTCGCACGATTCTCAAGTTCTTCAATAAAGTTTTTCTGCATAGTAACTTTATCGTTAAGCGACTCTTTCTTCAGTTCAAGAGTTTTGATCTCTTCTTTCAGGAATCTAATTTTTTCTTTTATAACAGTGTTCATTGATGAGAAGATTTTAATGTCTAACAAATCTTCAATCACTTCCCTTCGATGAGATACCGGCAATTGCATGAAGGGTACAAAAGTGCTACTACCAAGAATTACAATCTGAGTGAACGACTTGTAGTTCATCTTCAGAACGTTCTGTTCCAGCCATTTCTGCTGATCAACTGCGGAGGAAAACTGATCCATAAGAGATCCATTTCTCCAGATCTCAAAAATATTTGGTTTGATGCCTCGCACAACTTTCCAGTTGATTGCATTGACACAAAAATCTACCTCTACCTTACAGTCCTTTTCGTTGACTGAATTGATGAGTTGTGGTTTATTGATCTTACGAAAGGGTTTTCCAAACAGAGAAAATGTCAACGCATCAAGGATGGTTGACTTACCAGCTCCGTTTGTGCCAATGATCAATGTAGTAGAGTTCTCTTCTAAATTAACCTCAGTAAACTGATTCCCAGTAGACAAAAAGTTTTTCCAACGAACTTTCTCAAATAAAATCATGCTCTTCTTTTGGAGGAATTACAACGTCATGTGCGGTGATAACCGTATATCTATAGTCACTCATTTCACATGTCTTTATCATCAACTCATCATCAACTTCGATGACATGCATGTCAGGACTGCCATCTTCTTCTAACATCATAGCATATCTCATTGCATCGTCTTCTTCTTCAAACAAATATAAAATTTGTTCTCCATCATCATCATGAACAGAATATGCTCCCTCTGTCTCTTTACCGTAGATTGTGAGTATGTACATATTATATCATCTCACAAGCTTCTTGATAAACCTCAGTCATCAACTTTTGAATTTTTGATTTATCCAAACTAACTTCTGCTTCCTGAATATACCTGTTCAAGATTGACATGGTATCTTCAGTTTCAAAGTCATCGTCTTCATGATCATACCAACCACCAAAATCAAAGTTCTCAACAATCTTCATTTCTGCAACTCCAGATGTATAGAGTTTATCAATGAACTTTTCAAAGTTTTTGGTATCGGTTTTCTTACGAACAATTACTTTGACAATCTTATCTTCATACTCTCTAGTATCAAACGTCTGATGTGGAGTATCTTCATAATAGATGTTATAGAATATCCGATATGGGTTGTTGATCGGATAGTGCTCTAAGGTTTCTGTGTCGAAGATGTGGAATCCCCTTGTGTCTTTGACATCGTTCCAGAACATCTCGTAGGGATTGCCGAGGTAATAGATTTGACCATCATCTGATCTAGTGTGGTAGTGTCCCGAGTAGACCTTAGAGAACTTCTTAAATAATTTGCTGTCAAGACCATGGTCCATGACGATTTGTTTATTAACTCTAAATCCATTGAACTCAAGGTGCCCCATCGCGCACTTGCAACTTGTCTTTTTAACAAGTTTAACAGTTTCTTCCTCATTATCTTGATTGATCCATGGTACAAAAAGAACGTTTAAATCACCTACCTTAGCTTCAGTAGGTCTAGAATATACGGTGACATTTTCATACTCTCTAAGCAACAGATCAACCGCATTGACTTCATTAGTATTTTTGTAGTAAGCAGTATGATTTCCTACAATGGTATGAACAGTTACTCCCATCTTTTGAAGACGGTCATAGTAATTATTCTTCGCCCATGACAAAGCAGAAAAATCAATACCTTTACGACTGTCAAAAGTATCTCCCATGTCTATGATGGTTTTGATTCCCTCCTTCTCCAGAGCAGGAAAGAACACGTCATTATAGAACTTTAGAAAATAGTCATGAAACAATTTGGAGTTCTTACGAGCTCCAAAGTGCTGGTCGGTAATGATAGCAACTTTCATCAATTACGAAGTTTTGAATGCACAGCATCTTTGATGCTATTATAGTCACTATAATTAGAACCGTCAAGAGTGTTACTATCATCAAACACTTCGCTATAACCAGAGCGTTCAATGATTTTATTCTTGATCTCTAATTGTCTTTTCTCTCGCTGAATACGACGCAGAAAAGCGTACTGTACGCAATTTTCGATACCATCCGAAATCATATCTTCCTTGAACATGTAGTTCACGAAGTTTGGTTTGAATGATAAGTGATTCGCAATCTTCAGGAAACACTCCCCAATGTAGCGAGGGATGGGAGGTTTACCAGGCCAATACTTTGCTCGTTCTGATTTATCTTGCTCGGTTAAATCTTTACTGAAGTTCTTCATGTACGAAACTTCAACATTCTCTCGATATTGAACAAGAGCGGCAAGGAACTCTTTATTGTTTACGTAGTGTTCAGACCTCTTTCTCTTGGTCATACCTGGAGTTATCATAAGTTTATCTCATAATATGTATGAATTATATCATCTTTCAAACAACTTGACAAGTTCTCAAATCCAAGTATAATAACCTTTGTGGAGGTTGATAAGAAAGGCTTTAGTTATTACTATTCTTAAATATCTTTTCTAGAATCTCTTTAGTGTCATTGACGTTACCAAGATATCCCATTCTACGGTTTATCTTAGACGACTTACCATCAGTATTACCATCACGCATATAATTTTGATGCATCATGATCATTTCAATATCAGATGATTCACTTAATGTTAATACATCATTTATATTGATAATGAACATATCATCACTAGTCGTCTTCAACCAAGGTTCTACCTTATAACCTATGACGCCCATTCTACCTTTAATCTCTTGTACGATTACGGGATTTGACACAATAAGCATTGTTCTGTCTTCTTCTTCAGAAGCAGCAACTTTGGCAAAGAGTTCTTCACCTGATTTTAATTTTAGTGTTGCATAAAAATCTTCTTCTATCATACCTTTAATTGAATAGTGATTATTTCATAATTAAATTTTTCTTCGTTATAGATTTTAATTCTTTCTATGAAATGGTTTAATGTGTAATTGCGTCTTGATTTTGTTGAGCAATCGTCAGAGATATCATATAATGTTGCTTTCACCTTGTCCTTTCCTTTTCTAAGAACTCGTCCAATACTCTGAAGATTGCGGACTCTTGATTTACTTGGAGAGGCAAAGATAACATTATGGAGTTTTTTAATATTGATACCTGTACTAAAAGTTCCATAAGAGGCGACGATAATAGCGTTGTTTTCTCGCTCTGTTATCTCTCTTACCAATTCTCGTTCTTCAGCACCAACACCACCGTGTACAAAAAATACTTTACGGTCCTCACTCTTGTTATTATTTATCTTTTCATAGAGAACCTGTCCATGGCTCTCGACTCTCTGGAAAAGAACAAGTGTATTCCCTTTAAGATCAAGGGATAAATTTCTAATAAAATTATTACGTTGTTCGTGAGAGATTAAATACTGTATCTCATCCTCATAAGTTTCAAAAGTTTGTGGTGCGTGTTTGAGTACAAGACATTGAATATCAAGTTGAGATAGGTGTCCCTGTCTCATCAACTCATCAGTTCTTGTCACTTTATATGACGGACCAAAAAGACCCTCTAACACCCACTTATGAGTTTGTGTTCCATCCAAAGTT